GAAGAATTTTGTAGCTGGAGTATCTTCATCATCTAATTCTTATTATACTTTTGTTGGTTTGACTGAGCCGACAAAAATACAAGCAACATGGAATAATAATCCCCCTGCACCTATTGATAATTTTAATGATCAAAATGATTACTATGATACAATGATCGCTCTTAAAAAAGTAAGTGCGAGTGACGTAAAACAGGTAGTAAGAAAAAACAGTTGGAGTTCTGGAACTACATATGATTACTATAGACCAGATTATAGTATCAATAATCCACCAAAGAATGGGCAAGGAACCACGTTATATAATGGAACATATTATGTAATTAATACTGATTTTAGGGTTTATATATGTTTAGAAAATGGCACCTCACCAGAAAATCCTGATGGTAAACCATCTTTAGATGAACCGACTTTTACAGATTTAGAACCAAAATCTGCAGGGTCAAGTGGTGATGGATATGTTTGGAAATATCTTTATACAGTGAAACCATCTGAACTTGTAAAATTTGATTCAACTGAATATATGCCAGTTCCATCTGATTGGTCAACTGGATCTGATAACTCTGCTGTAAGAGATAATGCAGTTGATGGTGGTATTAAAGTTGTTGTTATTCAAAATCGTGGAGTTGGACTAGGCACTGCGAATAGAACATACACGAGAGTTCCAATAAAAGGTGATGGTAGTGGTGCCGAATGCACTGTCACTGTCAATGCAGATCAACAAATCGGATCTGTTGATGTGACTAATCAAGGATCTGGATATACTTTTGGAACTGTTGATATTGTTGCTGGTGGTCTACCAAGACCAGATTCTTATCCTCAACTAGATGTCATAATCCCACCACAAGGTGGTCATGGTAAGGATATCTATAAAGAATTAGGTGCATCTAATGCTTTAGTTTACTCTCGCATAGAAAATGATCCCGAAAATCCCGACTTTATTACAGGAAATGAAATATCTAGAATTGGGATTATAGAAAATCCACAAGCGTTTGGATCATCCTCTTTACTTACTTTGGATAAAGCGAGTGCAGCTTATGCATTGAGATTAGTTGGAACTGGATATAGTAGTGCGACTTTTACCGCTGATTCGATAATTAAACAAACTATCGGAACAGGGGTGACAGCGATTGGTAAAGTTCTTAGTTATGATCAAACAACCGGTGTCTTAAAATATTGGCAAGATCGAACCATGGCCGGATTTACAACAGTTGGTGTTGGAACAACAACACCAATTCATGGATTTAATCTTGATCGTTTCACTGCTGATATATCAGATGGTGGAAGTTTTAGCATAGTTCCTGATGATGGGTCAAATACTTTAGCGATTCAAACATCATTTAGCGGTCTATCAACCTCAATAAATAATAAAACATACTATCTTGGTCAAACATTTACTAAAGGTGTTTCAAACCCAGAGGTTAAAAAATACTCTGGTAATATAATTTACGTTGATCATCGACCAGCTATCACCCGTTCTTCTAATCAAAAAGAAGATATCAAAGTTATATTGCAATTCTAATCACTCATGGCACAATCAACCAATCTTAATGTATCGCCATATTTTGACGATTTTAATGCAGATGACAATTATCATAAAATATTATTCAAACCGGGTCTCCCAGTACAGGCACGAGAATTAACAGGTTTACAATCTATACTACAAGATCAAATTGCAAAATTTGGTCAACATATATTTAAAGAGGGAGCAAAAGTAATACCGGGAAACACAACTTATGATAATAATTTTGCGTGTGTAGAAATAAATAATGAATATCTAGGTGTAACTGTTAAATCATATATTGATCAACTATTAAATCGTAAAATTGTAGGGTTAACATCTGGTGTATCAGCAACAATCGTAAAAATATTAGACTCTACAGACTCTGTAAGAGATAATCTTACATTATACATCAGATATGATTCTTCTAGTTTAGATAATGAAAATTCTGTATTTCAAAATGGAGAGTTATTAGCAGCAAATATTGACATAGTATCAGGCCCTGAAAATAGCACATTTATACCAAGTGGTGAATCATTTGCTGGTGCAATATCCGTCAATGCAACATCCACCGGTTCATCATTTTCTATATCAGAGGGTATTTATTTTATAAGAGGCAATTTTGTAAATGTTCCAAGTCAAACTATCCTATTGGATCAATATTCAAACACTCCAACAGGTAGAGTAGGTCTTAGAGTATTAGAGGAAACAATCAACTCTGATGAAGACTCCTCACTCACAGATAATTCAAAAGGTTTCAATAATTTTGCTGCACCCGGTGCAGATCGTCTTAAAATATCTTGCTCATTATTTTTTAAAGGTATAGATGATTTAAATGATGATGATTTTGTAGAATTAGCATCAGTAAGAAACGGAGTATTAAGAACAAGACCTACAACATCGGATTATAATATCTTAAATGATGAATTAGCAAGAAGAACATTTGCTGAATCTGGTAATTATACTGTCAAACCATTTTCAGTATCAGTAAGAGAGTCTTTAAATGATAATATTGGTAATAACGGTGTATATGGTGATGGGCAATCAACTGAGGAAGGATCAATAGCAAGTGATGATCTTGCTTTGTTCCAAGTGTCTGCTGGTAAAGCTTTTGTAAAGGGATATGAAATAGAAACAATATCTTCTAATTTTCTTGATGTAGAAAAACCAAGAACTACAAAAACTCTAAAAAGTCAAAGAGTTAATTACAATACAGGTGGAACTTTAAGATTAAATAATCAAACAGGATCACCAGAGGTAGGTATTGGAAATACTTTCATAGTTAGTTTAAGAGATCAAAGATCAAACGGATTACCCGGAGCAGCAAACATATCTGGAGAGGAGATAGGAGTTGCTAGAGTTTATGATTTTGCTTTAGAGTCTGGATCATATAGTGCAACTAACTCAAATGTAAATGAATATGATATATCATTGTACGACGTACAAACATTTAGTAAAGTAACTTTAAATCAAGCAATCACACAGGCAACTCCAGCATTTATAAAAGGTAAATTTAGTGGTGCAACTGGATTTTTAAGATCAAGTGCAAGTAATACAACTTCATTAACATTATATGATAAGTCTGGGGAATTAGTTCCCAACGAACCAATCATAATTAATGGAGAGGAAAATAGTAGGATAGCTCTTGCTGTTACATCTTTTGGAATGGCAGACGTTAAATCTTTATACGCAGGCCCTGATTTGGGTAATGTTGGATCTGCAAAAAGTTTTGTAAGCGATGTAGTTCAAGCAGATCAGTTTATTTTTGGATCTGCAAATATGACTGGTGTTGGAACAGACGCAAGTAGTGTTTCAATTAGTACAATTACAAGTGGAAATGAACAGTTCCCCGGTAAATTAAAAGTTGGTAATATTCTTAAATTTGGTGGATTGGGTAATAATTTAAAATCATTAGTAAGAATTACACAAGTAAATGCTGATAATGTTGTTGTAACAGGTGTGGCAACTGTGACTGGAGTAACTGAAGGTGCTTTATTTGCCACACAGGGTTCTTCTTTAGAAGTTCCTGACCTCACACTTGTCACAACTCCTTTTGAAAAATCATTTGACAATGCTTTATTCACAAGAATGCCAAAAGAAAATATATCAGATGTTGATATATCATCGGCAACTTTAAATATAAGAAAAACATTTGATGTTACCATTGGTCATTCTGATAATCAACTTACTTCAGCAATAACTGCTGGAACAAATGAGACATTTTTACCTTTTGATGAGGAAAGATATTCTTTAATAAGAAAAGATGGTACACAGGAAACATTAACCTCCGATAAATTTACATTTACTTCTGGAAATGCTATTCTTCAAATAAGTAATGTTGGTGCAGATTTAAGTTCAAATCAAGATGCTACTTTAGTTGCAACTCTTGCCAAAACAAAACCAACAGCAAAGATAAAGAGAAAAGAGAGAGTAAATACACAACTCATTGATAAATCAAGTCAAACTGGATCTGGAACAGGTGGTACAACTTTAAATGATGGGTTAACATCTGGAAGTTATCCTTTTGGAACTCGTGTTCAGGATGAAAAAATATCTCTTAACACCCCAGATGTATTAAATGTTCTAGGCATTTTTGAATCTTCATCAACAGATGACCCGTCAGCACCAAAAATGATACTATCATCAATTGATAGTCCAGCTGGTAAAACCACTGATTTAATAATAGGTGAAAAAATAAAAGGTGTATCGTCTGGTGCAGTTGCAGTTTATGCTGAAACTTTATCAGATTCTCAAATATCATTTGTATTACTTAATGATGTTGATTTTAGAGAGGGTGAATCAGTTAATTTTGAAGAATCAAATGTTCAAGCTATAGTCAATACATTAGATAATCCAAGTAAAAATATAACTCAAAGTTATAAGTTTAATACAGGACAAAAATCTACAATTTATGATTTTGGATTTATTCAAAGAATAAGTGATAAAACTGCTCCAACAAAAAAATTAAAAGTTTACTTTACAAATGGATATTTTGAATCAACTGATGAAGGTGATATTACAATAAAAAATTCTTACAATGATTTTAATTATTCACAAGATATACAAAGTGTTGATGATGTAAGAAATACAGATTTAATTGATATAAGACCAAGAGTTTCAAATTATTCAGTTTCTGAAAGTGATCGCTCTCCATTAGAATTTTTTGGAAGATCATTTGATGGATCAGGAAATTCGGCAGCTAATGTTTTAGCATCTGATGAATCTATTATATTAGATTATTCATTCTATCTTGGTAGAATTGATAAAATTTATTTGACTAAGTATGGAAATTTATCAATATCAAAGGGTTCTCCAAGTGAAGATCCTGATAAACCAGTTGCAATTGATGACGCTCTTGAAATAGCAGAGATAAATTTACCACCATATCTTTATGATGTTTCAGATGCTTCATTATCATTCTTAAAACATAAAAGATATCGAATGCAGGATATTCGTAAACTTGAAGAGCGAATAAAAAATTTAGAATATTACACTACACTTTCTTTACTTGAAACTGAAACATCAAATTTATTCATATCCGATGAAAATGGATTAAATAAATTTAAATCTGGATTCTTTGTCGATAATTTCACCTCATTGTTACCACAAGAAACAGGTATATCAGTTAAAAATAGTATTGATTTAACACAAAAAGAATTAAGAGCATCTCATTATTGCAATTTAATTGACTTGCAAGTTGGCCCAGTTGAGGGACAAAATACAATATTTAATGGTGCTGATCCGGAAGGAACGAATATTAAAAAAACAGGCAGTATGCTTACTTTAGATTATGAAGAAACTGTATACTTAACACAACCATTTGGAACTCGCTCAGAAAGTGTAACACCTTTTATATTAAATTTCTGGCAAGCATCAATGGATCTAATCCCTGCATCAGATACATGGGTTGATACTGTAAGACTTGATCCAAAAATTATTCAAAGAGAGGGAAATTTTGCTGAAACAGTGGCTGAGGCAGAAAGATCATTTGGTGGATTCGATCCACAAACTGGATTAACGAGCACAATATGGGGTGGATGGCAAACTGTTTGGACTGGCACTGAAACAAATGTAGGCAGGGAGAGGCAAATTAGACGAGGTAGAAATTTATTTGGACGAACGACAACAGAAACATTTAGAACAGGAACAACAACAAGAGAAGGAACAAGACAATTAATTACTGAGCAATTTGATCAGGTTTCTGATGGTGATAGAACTATATCTACTGAAGTCATACCAATAATGCGTTCCAGAAATATAACCTTTGATGGAAGAGGATTTAAACCTCAATCAAGGTTGTATGGATTTTTTGATGGTATAAACATGACTGCATATTGTGTTCCTAAACTTTTAGAAATATCAATGAAGTCTGGTGTATTCCAAGTTGGAGAAACAGTCACTGGAGAAGTATTTTCAACAAACTCTGCAGACCCCGCAATCATAAAATTTAAAGTTGCAGTTTCAAATCATAAAGAAGGGCCATTTAATTCACCAACAAGAATTTATGCACAAAATCCTTATACTACTCAAACAGCGTCTACGTCATTAGAGACTTATTCTGAGACCCCCGGAACAGTTCAACTTACAGGTGGTGGTAGTGCATCAGTGATACCTGCATCTTATTCTTCAACATCGACCACTTTAAATGTAGATTTAGACTCACTCGCAGAGCAAGCACAAGGTGATTTCTTTGGAAGAGTTGAAACTGGAATGATACTAAAGGGTGGAACATCAGGTGCAGAAGCTGAGATCACTAATCTTAGATTAATATCTGATTATGCAGCATCAGTTCTTGGTAGTCTATTCATACCAAATCCTAATATATCATCAAATCCTACATTTGAAACTGGAAGAAGAACATTCGTATTGATTGATAATGATCAAAATAATTCAAATGATGCATCTACAATTGCTCAAGAGGTATTTGATTCTGCCGGAACATTAGAAACTGTTCAAGAAAATATTATTTCACTAAGAAATGCTAGAGTTCAAACATTAGATGTTTCTGGAAGTAGATCAGTTAGAGAATTAGTCAGTTCTGAAACAACAACGAGATTTTTAAGGAGAGTAAGAGGGAGACGAAATGATCCATTAGCACAATCATTTTATGTCGATGATTCAACCGGAATTTATGTAACATCTGTTGAAGTATTTTTTGAAACAGTTGATCAAAATAATATTCCAGTCCAATTGGATTTAAGAACAGTCGAATTAGGAACACCAAGTCAAAAAGTTTTACCTTTTTCACAACTTAATTTAAGTCCTGATCAAATTACAACTTCTACTAATGGGTCTGTTCCTACAAAATTTACATTCAAATCACCAGTATACCTATCACCAGCAACTGAGTATGCTATTTGCATGTTATCAGCATCAGCTGACTACAGAGTATTCATATCTAGAATTGGTGAAAATGATTTAATTACAGATGAATTTGTATCCAATCAACCTACATTAGGTTCATTATTTAAATCTCAAAATGCTTCAACATGGGAACCAAGTCAGTGGGAGGATCTTAAATTTACTCTGAATAGAGCTGAATTTTCACCTTCAGGATCAGTTGAAATTTACAATCCAATTTTGGGTGAGGGTAATGCACAGATTCCAAAATTATTACCAAATTCTTTAAATATTACAACAAATAAAATAAGAGTTGGTATATCATCAGCTTTTGGTGCAGGGGTGCATCCTCAGATTGGTAATACAATATCTCAACAAGGATCAAATGCAACTGGTAAATTAGTTTCGACTGCAGGTATTGCAACAGGTGATCTCACTGTATCAAGAGCAGGTATCGGATATACACCAGCATCAGGTAATCGCGGTTTAATTGGTATTGCTTTATCAACGATAACTGGAAGTGGTAGAGATGCAACTGCAAATGTTCACTTTGATGGAGGTGTTGCTGTCGCTGCAACAATCGCTAGTGGTGGTGAGGGATACTCTGTAGGTGATGTGCTTGGTATATCAACCAACTTAGGAATCAATGCAAGATTAACTGTTGCATCTATAGGTAGCACAAGTGAATTAATTCTTGATAATGTTCAAGGTGGATTTTTAACTGGTGCTGGTACTACTTTAATGTATGCAGCATCAACTGTTGGTATAACAAGTGCTGTAACTGGTAATGGTGGTGAAATAGGTGCGTTCATTCCAGCAAGTGGAA